AAGCATCAACAATTTCAATATCATCTGGCATTACTTTTTAGCTTTAGCTGTTCTACCTCTTTTTTTTGCTGTAGTTTTGGCTTTTGGTTTTGCCTTTGTTACAGGTTTGGCTTTTTCAATAGGTGTCTCTTCAACTGTCTCTACCACAGGCTCTGGTTCACCTTTTGCTATTCTTTCTAATTTTTTGGCTATCCTATCTGCATTAGCTTTTGCTTTTTCTTGTTTGAGTTTTTCAGCCTCTGCAAATGCCTGTGCTTCTTGTTCTCGCACAATTTTTTTTGCCTCTCTAAGCTCTGCTACTGCTTTTATTTTGAATGATGTTGCCATAGTTAATTCCTCTGTTTTGCTCCAAGTTCTAATAATTTTAATTCAGCATTTTGCTGTAACCTATCCATAGCTACTCCAAGTTTATCATCAGCTATATCTTTTTGCACATTTATCCTATCTTTTTGTAATTGATTCTCTGCCATTTTTTCTTGTGCTCTTTGATTTTGTTTCTGAGTAAACTGGTCAGCCTCAATATCTAATTGTTTGTCTCTAAGAGCTAATTCAGACTTTCTTATATCAACTAATGGGTCACTGCTTTGTCCTTGTCCTATAGATTGTAAGAACTCAGCTGTCAGTTGTGCCATTATAGGTGCACTGTATTGGTCTATGGTTATTTGAATTTGTTGTTGCATAATCATAGCCTCATCAGGTGACATTTGTTGCATTTGTGCTTGTATCTGTTGTAGTTGCATTTGTACCTCTTGAGGTATCTGTTGATTAGCCAATTCTGTAGATAGGAACTGTAAATGTTGCATACAGTGACTGATAATTATTGATTGTATTTGTGGGTTGTCTTTTACCACTTGTGTCAAAAAAAGGCTTTTATGTGTTTCTAAGTGTGCTTCATGGTTTTGCCCCTCAAAGGCTTGTGCTGGCATACCTAACATAAGATTACTGTTTTCTAAACCAGCATCTATTGGCTGTGGTGTTGTGTCAGGTGGTGGTGGTATTAATGACTCTACATTATCTACACCTAATGCTGCGTACATTCTTTTGTAAGCTTCATAAATGCCTTGTTGACCATGTATTTCAGGGTTAGACATAACCATTTGTAGTAGCTCTTGTGCTAATGTAACTCTTTGGCTTTGTGAAAAAATATTAGGGTCAGATACTGGAATTATGTCTATTCTGCCATCAAAATCCTGTTGTTTTATTTCATTAGGAGCTGTGCCATTTGTAAATGGATATGAGGGTGGCAGATACTCTGCAAATACTTTTGCAAGTAGGTCAAATTCAATTTTCTGTGCATAGTGCAATCTTTTGTGTATTGCACTCATAACCTTTGTGCCTCTTTCTAGTAAAGCTACTGTAGTTCCTACAGGCATGGCTTGGTTCATATCCCCTACATTCATATCAGCGATAGCTGCAAATCTTTTGCCAGAATCAACTAATAGTCCTAATAATTGCATCAAGACATTGCTTGGTTCTTTTACTGGTAAAGGTATAAGGTTTTCTCTTAGAGAGCCACCAGTTGTGTCAATATCTCTAAACTCACCGGGTTGTAAAGGCTCATCTTCATCTCTTATTCTCATACCTCTAGCTTTAAAACCAGCTGGTAAATTTGCAAGTGTGCCAGCATCAATGAGCTGTCTTAATATAGATGTTGAAGCTTTTGATAGACCACCTATCATGTGAGAAAGACCTAGCCCATAGAATCCAAGACCCGGCAAAAACTTGTATTGCACAAAATAATTAATTTTGTTCTTGAGAGGGTCTCCCTCTATAAAATTTCTTCTGATAGCTAATACAGTTTCAGTGCTTTCATCTATTGTAATAATGTAAGGCAGTTTAAGACCAGTGGGCATACCATTAGCATCTTTGTCCTCAAAGCCCTCTATATCTAATACTGTGTGTATTTCATATATAGTTCTGTTTCTATCTTCTTTGTAACTAGGTGATATGCCTTGAATTTCGTCTATTGTGTCCTCTATTTCAGAATTTTCATCAGTATAATTATTTTCAGGTATTTCTACATTGGCATAGAAACCAGATATTTGTTGTTTTTTTACCTCATTGAGTGACATGCTTATTGCATGTGTGATTCTTTCAGCAGAAGACATGTCACTGGCTTCATATGGCACTATTAAATCTTCAGGTGGTATAAATTTAGATACAGCTTTATTTGTTACAAAATCAAAGTAAACTTTTTTGAAAGCAGAGCCAGCAAGTGGTAAATAGAACAATAACATGTCTAGCTCTGGGTCATACTCTTTCATCACATTCATGATGTAGTAATTCATGAACTCCTGTACTCTCTCAGCTTGGCTTTCTGTTTCTATGGTTCTGGCTCCAACTATCTCTGTTTTTACAGGTCCTTTAGCTGGTAACATCTCCTTGTATGCCTGAGCTTGGAACTGAGTTACTGCTTCTGCCAATATTGGGTGAATTACACCTGAGCTACCCTCAAAGGGTTGTGACCTAGCTTCATCAAACTTCATGCCTAAATATTCAAGACCTTCTTTGTATGTTTTCTCCCACTCACTTCTTGATTGTTTGTCACTTTCTACTGAGCTGATAAGGTCAGAGGCTAGTTTTTGCAATACATCTTCTGCAACAAATTCAACCAAATTAGAATTGAAATCCATAACTGGCATGGGTTCTTCAAAAAGCTCATCACCTACAAGTACCTCTTCTTCACTTACAAGTATTTGAGCTGCATCTGATATGAGTTCCTCTCTGGTTGGCTCTTGTTCTACAACAACAGCACTACCCTGTTCCATAATATTAGGGTCGTCTTCTGTTCCAAGTTTTTTATCTACTGCCATATTCTTTAGTTTAGCACTCTATTTATTGTTTGTTATAAAACTTTTTAATAATACACTGTTCTGTTTTTTGACAAGAACCTTGCCTCTTCTTGGTAATCCTCTTTGAGTGACAAGAAACCACCTTGTCTAAATCTCATTAGAGCCATGGTAGTGCTATCACAAAAATCATCATTGTCTCCAAAAGGAAAAGCTGCTAACTCTTCTCTAACTTCATCTGCAAAATCTTCATCTGGAGCCCATACCATACCAGACTCAAAGATAGGAGCTACACTGTTCATTCTGGCTATTTTGTCTTGTCCTCTACTGGGTGAGTATGCAGTCACTGGTATGCCCATTCTCCTTAACTCTTGTGTGAGTGGTGTGCCAGATGCCTTAGCCTCTATTAATACACAGTCTGGTTCCCAGTATTTGTATTCATCTAATGCAATTCTTTTCAGCTCAGGAAAGTCAACTCTATATCTTTTAGCATCTAAAAGTATGATTTGGTCAGTGCCATCAGCTCCCTCAAAAATAGCCCAAGTAGTGATTGCAGAGTAGTCAGCAGTTTCTTTTTTTGAAAAGGCTGTATCATAACTTTGTATTACATAACTATAATCTGGCACATCATCATATTTCCATTGTTGCCACCACTCTCTTTTTACTATAGAGCCCTCTTCTGATGTTGGGTTTTGCATCCACTGAGCGTTCCATTTAGATACAGGCAAAGAAGCTTTTACTGATAACAGTTCTTCTTTTTTCCAAAATTCACCCCATAGTGGATTCTCAGTTTCTGGCATGATTGCTGGAAACTCTACAACCTCCCACTGGTCAGCATTATCATCACTTTGTTTTTTCAACACCTTGCCAACAAGGTCTTTTGTGCTCCAACGTGTCATGACTATTACTATAGTGCCACCGGGTTGTAATCTTTGTCTTGGTCCTGATGTGTACCACTCATAAGCTGATTCTAAAGATTTAGGAGAAAGTGCATCTTGTTCTGAGTGTGGGTCATCAATGATTAGTAAATCAGCACCACGACCTGTTATTGCTCCTCCTACACCAGCATAGAAAGACTCACCCTCTTGGTTTGTTGTCCATCTACCAGCTGACTTGTTATCAGCCTGTAACCTTAGATTAGGAAAAATGGTTTTAAAATCATCACTATCTATTAAGTTTCTTACCTTTCTACCAAATCGCACAGCTAATTCAGCTGTGTGAGTACACTGTATTATTTTTGTTGTACCATTCAAACCCATCATCCATGCTGGAAAAAATGTAGAAGCAAACTCTGATTTTGAGTGTCTGGGTGGTAAACAAACTATGAGTCTTTTTAGTTTGCCTTCAGCTATTCTGTTGAATTTGTCAGCAATGATTCTATGATGTCTACCTTCTATAAAACTATCACCCCACATGTGTTTCACAAAAGCCATGAAATCTTTGTGGCAAGAATCTTGCTTATCTAACTGTTCATAGCGTGCTAACAGTGCTGTTGCTTCTGCCTTATCTTGCTCAGAAAGAATATCAAAATCTTTGAGGGAAATGTTACTCATCTACAGTCAGGTTGAGTAACTAGGTAGTGACATAGTAGCTACCCAACCCTAAACACAAAGTGTCTAGGGATAGTATAGTGTATTTATTGTAGTTGCTAAACCTCATGCCATTCTTTGCCTTGAAACAATAATGCTTCAGCTTCTCTACGTCTTATCAAACCATTTAAGACTTCACCACCAGCTTTATTCCATCTTTTTATTTGAGCTGGTACTTCATCATATTTACCTTCATTCAAGACCTTTAGCAGCGTAGAACTGCCAAAGTTTGAGGGTCCTAAATTGTAAACCCATGCACACAAAGAATCGAATTGACTTTGATTGAGCTCAACATCAACCATGTCATTTACATAACTCTCATACTCTATCATTTCTTCTTCCAACAAATGATTAGCTTCATCCTTATTTATTCTGTCACCTTCTTTCACATCTTTTGTGTGTCCATAACCTATAGTCCATACACCAGCTGGACATTTATATGCCTGTAGCTCACAGCCTTCAAAATATTTAATTAGTGCTAGTCCTTCTTGTGATATTTGCATTTTATTCTCCCCATATTTTAGTTTTAGTGCCACCCTCATATTTAACAGCATGTCCTTCAGATATAAGTTTTTGACAAATATCCTCTCCATCCTGTGTATAAGGTATGCCAAGAATCCTACCATATTTTCCCTTCCCTAATGACTTAACTTTAAATGTACCCACACACAACTCTTTCAACCTTTCTTTGGCTTTTAAGCCAAGAGCTTTTTCTTTTAGGTTTCTAGTTCTACTTTCTGGCGTGTCTATACCAGCCAAACGCACTCTTTGTTTGTGCAATTTAACATTGAAGCCTAAATCCAAAATACAATCAAACGTGTCACCATCTATAATTCTGTCTAAAGAAGCCCTATATACAAACTCATCTGGTGCTTTACTCATTTTCTTCCTCTTGTGGTTTGTCTAGTTCTCTATAGTATTTGATGATAGATAAAATGTCTTTTGTATATCTTGTGATTTCTGCCATATCCATAGACAGATTTTCGTATTCTCTAGCTGACAAAGAATAGAAAGCTCTTGGAGGAGCATTACCTGTTTCTAAGTTATCTAAATATTCTTGCATTGTAGTTGGTGTCAAAACCTCCCAATCAACATCAGTCAAACTCATAGGGTAGGGTAAAGGAGGATGATATATAGGTGGTCTTTCAGCTATTGTTTTAACTTGTACAGGCTTCACTGCTTGTTGAAAAGTAGAGCAACTAGCTAATATTACAGCCAGACTAATTAACAGTAGATTCTTCATCAAATTGGTTAGGATTACTTAATTTTTCTAGCTCTGCCATAACCCTAGCAGAGCCTCTGTTGATTCTTCTTTGTAAATCTTCTGGGTTGGCTAAGGCTGATTCATCTAAATCTAGGTTAGCAAAAGTTTTTCTTAATTTATTGACACTCTCCATGGCTTGTCTGTTTTCTTCTGCCAAAGCGTTCATTTGTTGTTGTTGCTGTTTTGCTTGTTGAAGATGTTTTTCAATAGCTTCATTTTGCTCTTGTATTTTTGTTTCTAAAACTATCTGATTACCTTTTAGGGTAGTTATTTGGTCTCCTTGATAGTCTATGTACCAAGCAGAACCAGCAACTGTCACTACTAATAATCCACCTAATATTAATGATAAGTTTATGCCCATGTATATACTTTTAGTGGCTTTTCTTTGCCTTTTACCTTCAATGGTTTTAGTGACTTTAACACATATTTACAATTTTGTGCTGTTTCATGACCAATAAGGGTACTTACTCCAGCTTCTTTTGTACCTGATTCTAGCCTTGCTGCTACATTACATGGGTCTCCTATCAAGCTGTATGCAAATCTATCTGTAGCTCCAAAATTTCCAGCAATGCACACCCCAGAATTGACACCAATACCTATAGCTACTTCTGGTAAACCCTCATCAGTAAATTTTTTGTTTAGTTCAATGATATTTTTTTCTATTTGTTTGGCTGCATCCAAAGCTAAGTTGTGATGGTCTTCTTGTGGAATGATAGTGTTCCAATGAAACATTCCAGCATCCCCAATAAATTTATCTGTGACTCCAAAATACTGATTTACAGCTTTTACTTGCACATCCAACACATTATTCATGATGTAAGTGACCATTTCTGGCTCTACTGACTCAGAAAGGCTCGTAAAACCCCTTAAATCAGTAAAAATTATTGAGCAATCGACCCTAGCACCATTAATTTGACACAATTCTGGGTTTTTTTGCAGTTTTTTTACCATTCTTGGGTCTAAATACTTACCAAACTGCTGTTTTATTAGCTGTCTTGCCTTATATTGCTCTCTAAAACGCACATAAAAGGCTGTAAAACCAGTGA